TAAATTTTTAAAAAAAAAAATTAATATTAAAAAAAAAAAAAAAAAAAAAAAAAAAAAAAAAAAAAAAAAAAAAATTTAAAAAAAAAAAAAAAAAAAAAAAAATTTTTCAAAAAAAAAAAAAAAAAAAAATTTTGAGCGTGCTCTCTCTCTCTCTAAAAACAAAAAAAAAAATGGTCAAAAAAGTATAAAAAAAGTATATTTTTTTTTCCCACCTAAAATCTCTTGGTTTTTTTTTGACCCTTGAAAAATAAAGGTTTAAAATTCTTTTAAAAAAAAAAAGTATAAAAAAAGTATAAAAAAGTATATTATGGTGTGAGTCCTTATAAAAATGAATATACTTTTTTTTTGGAAATGGTAAAAATATGTTTTAAAAAAAAAAAAGTATAAAAAAGTATAAAAAAAGTATAAAAAAAGTATATTTTTGAAAAAAAATTTATTTAAAAATAAAATATTCTAATAAAGTAAAAGGAAATGACTACATACAATTGTGACGTTTGTAATTTTTCGACAAAAATTAAAACTCACTTCAATAGACACTTAAACACTCCTAAACACATCCGTAACAATTCCGTCACTAAAACAACCATGGAGGGAAAACAAAAAAAAAGTATATTTTTTGACCCCAATTTGACCATTTTTGACCATTTTGGGCAAAATTTTGACCCCAATTTGACCATTTTTGACCCCAATTTGACCATTTTTGACCCCAAATCGCAAAAAATCGCAAAAAATGATAAAAAATCGAAAAAAAATGAAATTAAACAAAGATTTATTTGTGAACTATGCAAAAAAAGTATGAGCACAAAAGGACACCTAAAAAGACACTTAAAAAATAGTTGTCCTAAGATAAGAGAACACCATAGTATTGAAGTTAGTAAAGTAGAACAGAAAGTAATAGAATCAAAAAATGAGACTGAGTTACTTAAGGATTTATTATATGAACAAAAAGAAATGTTTAATGAAGAAAGAAAGGATTTATATTCACAAATGGAAAAATTATTAGATAAGGTTGGTCATACAACAAATATTCAATCTAATATAAGTAATACAATTAATTTAAATAGTTATGGAAATGAGGATTTGAGCCATATTACGGATACTTTAAAAAATGAATTAATAAAGATTCCATATGAAATGATCCCCAAAATGATTGAAGCAGTACATTTCAATGACCAAAAACCAGAAAATAAAAATATATCATTATCAAATATAAGAGATAATAAAGTAAAAATATATTCAGAAAAGGGTTGGATTTATAAAGATAAACTAGAAACAATTAATGATTTAGTTGAAGGAAAATATTTTATTTTGGAGAATTATTATGAGAAGAATACTGATGACTTAGAAAATGAAAATAAGACAAATTATGTTAAGTTTAGAGAATTTTTTAATGCCGAAGATAAGGAATTAGTATCAACACTAAAAAGAAAATGTGAGCTTGTTTTATTTAACAACCGTGATAATAAAAATTGATTTTTATTAATATTTTTTTTATATAATTAATCAAATAACAAATCTTCAAAATGACTACACAAACACAACAACCATCATCAGTTTCATATACAAATGATGATGAATCTTGGAAAACATATGAAGAAGCAGTTGAATATTATTATAATAATTACCCAGAAGAGCATTATTTTACATATCCTGAATTTACAGTACAAAAACTAGGATTGGATCAAAATGTTCTTAATTCTTTGAATAATAATCCAGAATTTAGGAATAGAGAAAATATTAGAGACTGGATGAAAAGCCTAAATATTACACTAGATGAACTTTATTTTGTTGGATGGTAGATTTTAAATAATATAAATAATAAATATTATATTTTCGAATTATAATAACGATTATAAATAAATTATAAAAGCCTATTATAATGGAATTAAAAAATTTTTTTTTGAAATATTCTATAGCATCATGTATATTTTATATTGTAATGAGTAGTTTTATAATAAAATATATAACTGAATTAGAGAAGAAAAATTGTGAATGTTCAAATTATTGGTATAGAGATTTTATCAAATACTATACATGTGTTATAGTTATAATAGTTATGTTGTATGCCTTTAACCAAACACATTTTTTAAAAACATTACAATCTAGTAATTTAGCTCTATTTTTTATGGCTATAATTAAATTCATATCATTGATATATTTTGGTGTTATAATATTTTATTTTATGAAATTAAAAAATAGTGATTGTAAGTGTTCAAAAAATTGGAAGAGGAAATCTTTATTATATCCAATAATAATATTTTCATTAGGAATGTTAGTATTTATATTTTTTATGATGAAAAATACAATAAGTTACTTAGTATAAATATACTTAGTATAAATATACCTAGTATAATTATAAATACAAAATATTTGAATATATTTTATGGTTTTTACATAGATTAATTTTGTTTTTTTTATATTTTAAAATATTAATGTTTAGAAATTTATTTATTAATTTCGATAAAAAAATTAATCTATCAAATATTGAAATACAGAACATAGATATTTTAAAAGAGATTATAGAAAAAAAATATGGTTTAAAAAACGACACATACTTCATTTTGAATAAAGGAAAATTAGTAAATAAATTAAAAAAAATTTCAAATAATGATATTTTAGAAATTATAAAAAAAAAAAAAGGTGGTGAGTTATTTTTCCTTGGGCAAATTGCATCTGTTTCTGGTATAATTGCTGTTTTAATTGTTTTGATGAAACCATTAATTGATATAATAAAAATAATGGTAATGATAATTAAAATTATTGGACAAATCTTAGCATTGTTTCCACAAATAATTGAAACAATATTACTTGTATTTAATCCAAAGAAATTTATTGATGATATACTATTTGGTGTTACGTACGCTATAAAACTTGTAATAGGGGGAATGATGGATTCAATTGATTCAGGTACTCAATCTAACAAAGGTGAAGAAGAACCAGATAATGTACCAAAGGTATGTTTGCCACCAACATTATTTAATTTGTTTTTGTTAATAATATGCCCACCATTAGCATTAATGATTCATTTAGGAAGTGGATTACAAGGAATATTTTTGGTTATTGTATGTGCTATATTGACAATATGGTGTTATTATTTCCCAGGATTAATATTTGCTGCTATGCATATACTTTGTTAAATTTCCCTCCCCTCCGTCCCATAAATATAACAAATAAATCAATAATAAAATTGATAGTAAAGTTATAAAAAATATTCAAAATAACTTAATATTAAATTATTAACTCCATTTCAAAGCAAATAATAAATATTTTATTTTTTTATTACTATATTTTAATGATTGAAAAACTATTACTAACTAATAGTCATTTAGTGGAACACTTTATGTTACCTCCAGTTCCATTTATTCCTATGTTATTTCCTGTTATTATGATATCATATGTTTTATTCAAATGTAAAGATATTTTAATTCCATTACTAGAATTAGTACCAAAAGCAATAGAATTAGTATTGTTATTATTTAATCCTAAAAAATTCATTGATGATATACTATTCGGTGTTACATATGCGATAAAACTTGTAATAGGTGGAATGATGGATTCAATTGATTCAGGTACTCAATCTAACAAAGGCGAAGAAGACCCAGATAATGTACCAAAAGTATGTTTGCCGCCAACATTATTTAATTTGTTTTTGTTAATAATATGCCCACCATTAGCATTAATGATTCATTTAGGAAGTGGATTACAAGGAATATTTTTAGTTATTGTATGTGCTATATTGACAGTATGGTGTTATTACTTTCCAGGATTAATCTTTGCGGCACTACATATATTATGTTAATTATTATGTTAATTATTATGTTAATTATTATGTTAATTATTATGTTAATTATTATGTTAATTATTATGTTAATTATTATGTTAATTATTATGTTAATTATTATGTTAATTATTATGGTAATGGTAAATATGTTAATCTAAAATATGCTTTATTAATTATTTAAATAAATAATTCAATATAGTTTATTATTGAAAATCATTTATTGGTTTATTATAATGGACAATATACAAATAATTATTAAATTATATGAAAACAATGATATAAAAAATCAGTGTGATTTAATAGATAAGACAGATTTAATAAACCAAAAAGAAATAAGAGATAATACAGAAAAAATCATAAATAAATTCAAATGTAAAAAAAATAATAGTTCTATAATTTTTAAAACATTTAATAAAAATACAAAAATTAAAGATATTTTAAAAAGTTTAGAAATTGAAGATAGTTATTTGTTATTTTGTGGAAAAATATTAAAAGAAGATAAAACGCTTGTTGATTATGGGATACAAAACTACGATTTAATATTTGAGAATAAAAGAATAAAGGGTGGTATTTTTTCAACGATTGTTAGAGCATTAGTTAAAATTGTTGAATTTTTCATATTAATTTTAACATATTTAGATGATTTTATTATGATTTTTGTAAAACTTGTTGAAATTATACCATTAATATTTAATCCAAAGAAATTCATTGATGATATACTATTTGGTGTTACATATGCGATTAAGCTTGTTGTCGGTGGTATGATGGATTCAATGGATTCAGGTACTCAATCTAATAAAGGTGATGAAGATCCAGATAATGTACCAAAATTATGTTTACCTCCAACATTATTCAACTTGTTTTTGTTAATAATATGTCCTCCATTAGCGTTAATTATTCATTTAGGAAGTGGATTACAAGGAATATTTTTAGTAATTGTATGTGCAATATTAACAGTATGGTGTTATTATTTCCCTGGATTAATCTTTGCGGCACTACACATCATATGTTAATGTTAATGTTTATGGTAATTATATCTAATTTTGTTTAGTTTAAATATAAAAATATTTATTTATATTAATGACTTCTTTAGAATATGGAAAGAAATGTAAAAAAAATAGCGATTGTGCTTCAAACATATGTTCTATGAAATATAGAGAAGGTGAACCACAAGGTCGTTTTTGTTTAGAAGGTGATGGAAATAAATATACAAAGGAGTGTGAATTTCCAAGAGATTGTGTTTCAAATAAATGTGTAAAAATTTATAATGACCAAAATAAATTTATTGGTAAAAAATGTTTAAAAGGTAAAAGACAAGTGAAAGATTCAGCATTAGATAATCTATTTGGGAAAACACCACCTTCACGATATGGTGTAAATAATGAAGAATATATGAATAATAAAATGGCTTCTATGGGTCATGCAGGTCCTGTAACAGAAATTATTGTTATTGTTTTTAATATTTTAGGAGATTTATTTTCCGTTCTAATATATAATTTTAGGGAATGTTCACATGACTATGAAAGGCAAGGATTAATTTATGGTCTTTTTATGGCTATAGCTACATCAGTTTTTAATGCATTAATGGGTCCATATGACGAAGGTATTTTCTGGGGTGGTTTACAGAAAAAATACTATGACAAAGAAAACAATAAATGTAAGGCAAATTCAAATAGTTTTGATATGTGGTATGTTAGAACCATAATAACAATATTATTTCCACCAATGGGAGTTTTTATGGCAAAAGGATTATATGGTATGGGAGATATTGTTATGACATGTATTTTAACAACAATTTTTTATTTCCCAGGACTTATTTATGCTTTTGCTGTTATGTCTACTTCAAAGGCAAGTATTAAAGAAAACGAATTATTGAGAAATTTTAGTTAATAAATATTTTAATTTTATTTTATAATTATAAGTATGAAAACAAATATTGAAAACTTTAAAACAAAGGCTGAATGCAGAGCAGAAGTTGATGCAAAAAGAAATGATGGACAACATACATTAAAGGAAGCCATATTTGAAGGAGGTATAGGTTATGGTAAAGTATGTGTACCAACAAGTTTAAATGATTTTGTAATGATGATTTTATATCCTCCATTATATGTATTTTTTAATCAAAAGGGAAAGGGATTTAAAAATATTTGGCAAATATTACTTTCATTTATATTAACATCATTCTTTTATTTCCCAGGACTTATACACGCATTATACACAAAATATAATACTAAGTGTGGTAGTGTTTTGGATGACGATAATGGAGTATAAAATGAGGTTGTTTTTTGTTTAATTTTAATTTTTAAATTCATTCTTATTAATTTACTTTGCCTTTATTGAAATTTTTTGTTTATTATGTTAATTAAAATATAAAATATATTTATACAAACACTTATGTCAAATAAATCATTAAATAAATCATTAAATAAATCATCAAATAAATCATCAAATAAATCATCAAATAAATCATCAAATAAATCATCAAATAAATCATCAAAGAAATTAAAAGTTGTTGCAAAAGACCCATATGATTCAAAAATAATTGATTATTGTGATTTGGATTAATAACAACAAATACAACAAATCCATTAAAAAATAAAATAATGAGTGAAATAGGAGAAATCTTTGATATTTATTGCGTTTCAAAATCTAATAAGCCATTAGCAGGATTAGATTTTTCAGCATATGGAAAAAGGAAGTTAAGAAAACTAAATGTATCAAAAGTTAATGAAGTAATAGATTATTCTAATTATAAAAATGTACAATACTTACATAATAAACAAACTGGTGGTATGTATTTAAAAAGTGTATTTTTCTTACCAGAAAATTATGAAAAAGCATTAAAACTTATGTATGTATTGTGGTCACCAGAATTTGATAATAGTAAAGGTGAAAAATCTATGTTCATTGGATTATTGTTTGGCTACAAAAAAGAAAATATAATACATTTTTACAAGATTAATTTTGATAAAGAAATAACAATAAAAGATTTAGATAAAGTTGAAAGGAAACTATTTAAAATGAAAGTAACATTGGAAGATCTACAAAAATATCATAAAATAGTTCACAAAACAAGTGTTGAAAATATTTGAAAATATTTGATAGAATATAACTCTTGAAAATATTTGATAAAAAAAATATTTATAGGTGAAAATATGTATAAGAGTAATAGTATTATTAATTTAATCACTATAGATATAAAATTCAATGAATAATGACATGCTAATCAAATTAATAATATTTTTCTCAGCCCTAGGATTAATTATATTGAATCTTTTTATAAAATTAGTATATTATATTTTAATTATAACTAAGTTAAATAAATTCAATATAAAATTAGATCAAATTATGGATACATTTAATATGAGTATTTTTTGTAATTCAAAGTCTATTTATAGAAAAATAAAAAATATAAAAACACAAAATGAAATTAATAATTTAATTAAAAAAAGAGAAGAGGAAATATTAAATCCATTTAATTTAAAAAAAATAGATATCAAAGAAAACCCAGAATTATTAAATAATTTTAATTGTGTAATTTGTTTAGAATCGAACACAGATTTTGAATATGATTATGATTATGATTATGATTATGATATAAATATTAATTTTGATGAAAATAATAACGATAATAATAATATACAATATAATAAAGTCAATAACTTATCATATAATGAAAATATGCTTATTGAAGCACAAAATCAAATACAAATATTATTAAATACAAAGAAAATATATGAATTAAATTGTGAACATAGTTTTCATTTAGAATGTATAAATAATTGGTTACAAGTTAAAAATAAATGTCCATTATGTAATCAACAAGCATACTTTTAATATTTTTAATACTTTTAATACTTTTAATATTTTTAATAAAATGTATTATCTTTTATTTTTATATATAATTATATTATAAATGCATGGTCTAATTTACTTTATACTTTATTGTATATTAAGATATTTAACTCAAAATATGAAGAATAAATTATTTTTAAAATATTATGAAAATAACCCTATAAAAATTTATGATATTGGTTTTGAATATATCCCAATAATAAATTGTCATTTCCTAGATGATGTTATGGTATTATTACCAATAATTTTATGTTTTTACTATAAAATTAATTTTAGTAACTTTTTATTTTTGTTGACATGTATATACTTATTAAGAGAATTAACAACAACAGTAACACTTTTACCACCAACACCATTTTGTTTTAAAAGAAATAATGATAAAATGAATATGTCAAAGATATTAACAAAATTAGCAGGTACATGTAATGAAACAATATTTAGTGGACATACAACATTTATGTTATTATGTTTTTTATTTGTGTTACCAAAAATCAATAATAATTATATTAAAATCGCAATTTATGCATATGCCTTACTTACAAGTTTTATTATTGTTGCTATGAGAAGTCATTATACAATTGATGTTGTATTGGCTTGGGTTATATGTGTATTAGTATATGTTTCATTTTTTGGAAATAAAATAGTAAAGAAACTTATTTTAAATTAAAAATTAAAATTAAAATTAAAATTAAAATTAAAATTAAAATTAAATATCTTTGATATAGTATTATTATTAAATATCTTAGTATTATTTAAATATGTCACAAGAAAAAGATAAACCAGTATGTATTCCAAGTGTTTTAGGACCAATGTTATTGTGTTTTATATTTCCACCATTATTTGTTTTTGTTCATGAATTAAAAAAGGATCCACCATTTCAAAAACCTCAACAAATATTTTTAAGCATGTTAATGACATGTTTTATGTATTTCCCTGGATTAATACATGGTCTTTCTTTAATTAGAAAAGAAGGTACATGGACTGATAACTATAGCGGAGGAGGTTTATAATTATAATGAAGAAATATAATTATAAATAGATATGAATTAAATTAAATTAAATCAATAGTTTAGCAGTAATAGGTCTATGGTCTGAAGTATAGTTTAAATACTTCAATTTAAAATCAGTGGGTAATAGATTGTTGAACTTTGAATTGAGTGTTTCACATTTATTAATTAATTTTATGTTTTTACTAATAAGTATATTATCAATACACTTTTCATAATAACCTTCTTTTATCTTATCTAAATTATTCGGATTTAAGCTTGTTTTTATATTTTTATTTATTGGTATTAATATTTTTTTAGTTTTTCTAATTTTATATGATTTTTTAAGTTCTTTGTTAAAATCTCCAAAAATAATTACTTTAACATTAGATTTACATTTAGAATATTTAACATATTTTGATAAAACACTATTTTTATATATTAAATCATAAATCTTATTAATATATTTAACTTCCCATTCGTAATTTAAATGAGGTCCATGAAAATTACCAACAACTAATAAATTATTTGTATTTTTATCAATAAATGTTTGATATAAAAAAGGTCTACCACATTCATCTAAATCTCCAAATATTCTTTTACCAACTTTTTTTAATTTATTTGAATTATAAATAATAATACTATGTTCTTTACATGATTTACTATATACCATTTTATAACTACTACCTAAATTCTTAATAATATTTGTCGTTAATTTTATATTTGCCTCTTGTAATCCTATTAAATCAAATTTAGTATGTGAAGCAACTTTTGAAACATTCCCAAAACACATATTATTACCATTTTTCTTTTTAGTTTTACTACATTTTATACCATAATTAACAGCAGACCCTTGTTTGGTTTCACCAGACATACACTCCCAACATACATTATATGTTAAAACATTTAGTGTTGTCATTAATATATTTAAATGATATATAAAAAAATTATTTTCATAAAATTTAAAAATATTTTGATTTCAATATATCAATATACCAATATTTCTGTATTTAAAGTATATAAATTTCAAGATTGTGCTTTCTTGCTTTACGAATAGTGCTCCATGTTCCAGAACGCAACTCTTCCTTATTTTTATCAATTGGACAAGCAATTAATATTGATGAGTTTTTTACAATAGCTAAATTTCTTTCTAAATAAGGTTTTTCATCCATAATCAAATCACCTTTATTAAAGGATCTAAATTTAGGATAATTTGGTGGATAAATATCTATTCTAATTTTTTAATTTGGGTGTATATTTCTAAAATTTACACATATATTATGGAAATCGGTATCCGAACCAACACAACCTCCATGTGATACAATTAAATTATTATATTTATCAAGTATTTTAATTATTTCTTCTTTTTGGTTATCTGTAATTCCATGACGATTTCCTGTAAAACCAATTTTAATTTGTTCTTCCATTATAGTTATTTTTTTTTAAATAATAAAAAAAATAATAAATCAATTTTAATAAATATTGTAAATAACATTAGTTATAATAAAAAATTATTTAACAATTATATATGAAAAATTTAGAAGTTAATGACTTTGTTGGAATATCATTTTGGATTATTTCTATTTCTTTAGCCGCAACAACAGGTTTCCTTTTAGTTGAAAGAAAAAACGTAAAAGAAAAATGGAAAACACCTATATCGGTATCAGCAATCGTAACTGGTATTGCTGCTTCGCACTATTTTTATATGAGAAAAATTTGGGTCAATTCAAAGATTAATCCTGTTGTTTATAGATATATTGATTGGATATTAACAGTTCCATTACAAATTATTGAGTTTTATTTAATATTGTCAGTAGCAAAAAAAATACCAACATCATTATTCTATAAATTGCTTGGTGCTAGTATAATAATGATTGTTTTTGGTTATCTTGGAGAAACAAAATTAATAAATAAAACTATTGGTTTCATTATTGGAACTATTGCTTGGTTATATATATTATATGAAATATTTTATGGAGAAGCAGCTAAAATAAAAGAAACAACAGAAGACAAATCAATAGTATTTGCATTTGATGCACTTAAATATATAATATCAATAGGTTGGGTTATTTATCCAATCGGGTATTTACTAAATAAAGAATATATGAATTTAGTGTATAATTTAGGTGATTTAGTTAATAAGATATTATTTGGATTAATAATATGGTATGCTGGAAAGATGCCTATAACAATATAGAAAAAAAATATTATTTATTTAAAATATTCAAGACTAATAAGTTTTTTTTAAATAAATTATTAAAATATATTTACTTTAATTTAATCACAAAATCTATAGTTCATTTCTATATATAATTTTTTTAAAATATTTGGTTGGTAAAAATCCTTTATCATCTCCAGGTGTTAATATAACACCATTTGGTGATTCATAAAATTTAAATCCATCTTTTAGTGTTTTTTCTAAATCAATAAATATAAATACTTCACTCGATTTCCTCATTCCACTAACAACTTTTGAAACATCAAGATTAGTTGTAAAGTGAATATGGATTCTTTCCATTTTATTCAAACCTTCTGCTTTTATTTTTTCAATTACATTAAAATATGTTCCATGTACAATATCTTTTTTTTTGTATAAATTAAAATTTTCTAAGGTAATTGGTGTCAATATTTCACTTTCTATTTTTATAGAATGTCCTTGGTTAGCAGCAATGTATAGTTTTCCATATTTTTCTTTTAGAATCATTCTTTTTTTATTACAATTATTTACAATATTTTTTAATTCATCAATAGTTAAATCTTTTAACTTAGGAATTTTTAATAATGAATCAACATCAATAAATCCATTACTATCCATATTTAAATTATAATTTGAAGCAGTGTGACGTAGTATAGTAACAATAAGCCGTGAAGCTTTATTCAGTTTTTTATTTAGAGTACTCATAGTAACAAGTTATGCAGAATTTTTGATATTTTTTTTATATTTTTTTTTTATAATTAATTAAAAAGTTATAAATTTATTCAATTTTTATTTACAATAAACAAAAAATATGGTTGGGCTATATATGATTTTCTATATTAATATATAAATGAAACCAAAAAGTTATAAAAATATTAAAGAAGCTCATGAAAAATTAAATTATCCAGGAAGCTATAGAGTAGGGACATTAATAAAGGATAATATAGTTTTAAGAATTTATAGTAATTCCAAGATAGCACATGATTATTTTTCTAAAAATAGCACTGAATTTAATTATGTAATAAAATCTGATAAAATCTACAACGCTTTTATGAATACTAAAAAAACAAATCAGTTGGTTGATGTTTTCAAAAAAGATTTAGAAACTAATAGTGTTAAGTATTATGGCAAATATAGAATTAAAGGATTTAGAGAAAATAAAAAATATGTATTGTTAGCTTTATCAAAATAAAATAATTTATTTTAATAAAAAATAAATAAGTAAAAACAAAACGTAGTTAATCAAAAAACTTTAACTATTATTTCATAATAATTAGTAAAAAAGAAAAAAAAATTTTATTAAATAAATTAATGACAATCCCAATAGATTATAGAATAAATGATAATAGATCTGCGAAAGATTTGACAAAAAAAACATTAAGTCACTATTTACTAAAAGACGTATTAAATATTTTTGGAAAAAGTTTAATGACATGTAAAATAGAAGAGTCATGTAACTGGGCTATAGAATTATTAGTAAGTGGGTGCTACGATAAATTTTGGGATAAAATCTTTTCTATTTTTCTTAAAAATATTAATATTAATAATCCATTATTACCATTATTTATATATAAAAGGTATTGTAAATTTTTAGATTACTATAATAAGTTTGAAAATAAATTAGAATTAAGAAATAACCAAGTTATTAGAAATATGTTTTGTGAAGTATGTGTTGTTATTTGTATTAGTTTAAAATTAAAACCAATAGGATTTACTAAGATTACAGAAAATGATTTTAATTTAAATTATTTGGGTTCAAAAATGAAAGCAGATAAGGAAACCTATGTTAGTGATAAATTAAAATTTGGTGATCCAACTGAAATGAAAATAATAATGAATGAGTTTAATTATTGTTTAAATACAAAAAACTATGAACTTTGCAATTATTGGATAAGTTGGGCATTAGATTATGAAAAAAAGAAAACCAAAAAGGATAAAATGTATATTTGTGGATTAAGAGAAATAGATAATATAAATTCAAAATTTAAAAATGATTTATGTTGGTTTATATGGGAAATTATAATAAAAGAATCATTTAAATTATCTAATACTGTTAAGAATAATATACAAGCATTGTATAAATTATATAAATATGATTTTAAACCAACACAAAAAGCAAAGAAAAGTTATTATATTTTGTATGCTATAAAATATTTCACCGATATTTATAATATTGATAAACAAATAATACCTAATTTAAGTATTGTAATTCAAGCTTGTAGTAACATAAATTTTATTTTTATCGATAAAATAAATAGTTGTGTAAATAAAGAATTAAAATATGTACAACAAAAAAACCATGAAGAAAATGTTAGCGTTATAACTAAATCTAAAATAGATAAAGAGAAAAAAGAAAAACTTAAGCATCTGAAGGATATAGCAAACGAAAAAATGCGACTAAAAATAAGTGCAGTTGAACAAATTGATTCTTTATTAATAAATGGTAAGATTTGATTTGAAAAAAAACAATAATAAACAAAAAAAACAATAATAAACAAAAAAACAATAGTAAACAAAAAATCTCCTATAATAATAATGAATTCATTAAAAGATTTAATAAACGAAGAACGTGGTAAATTAATTGTAAAAAAACATGATTTCGATAAAAAATATGATTTAGATTGTACAGTAAACTATTATTTAAAAGATAATGGGAAAATTTATGGTTATAATAAAGATAAACTTTTTTTCGAAGCAAATTATCAAGTTATAGGAACTGTAAATGAAAAAAATTGTTTTTTTAGATGGGCATGGTCAAATCCCTCGATACCTGAAAAATCATTAGAATATGCAAAGAAAATGATAAAATATGGCGAAGACAAAAGAATACCACAACTATTAAATACAAAATTAAAAGGTAAAACATTTGGATTTAAATGTTTAGTATTAGGATCTCATATTAATAATGATTGTGAAACATATGTTGTATATAAGAAACCAAGAACAACATTAATGGTTTATATGTTAATAAGAAATAGCAGAAAACCAAGAATTTCACATAAAAAATTCATGGATAATGAAATTAATATTGAGAATAAATAAAAATTATTAAAATATAAAATAAAAATTATTAAAATATAAAATAAAAATTATTAAAATATAAAATAAAAATTATTAAAATATAAAATAAAAATTATT